GATTTAGAGTCTTGTTCAAGAATTACTAATGTTATAAAAATGTCTGAAAACGATGTGAAGAAATTACAAGCTTCAGGTTTTTATAGAATGGTAGATTTAAATGGTGGGCAAGATGATTCTCAGTATTCAGAAGTTAAAAGTGAAATAGAAAAACTAGCTGGAGTTCAATCTGGATATGACTCAGATGACTTAGCTATTTTATACGAAGTACATTGCAATTTAGATTTAGATGGATTTGAAGATGTTGATGATGAAGGAGATCCTTCAGGAATTAAGCTTCCGTACATTGTTACGATTGATGCTAACTCCCAAGAAATATTATCTATCAGAAGAAACTTTAAAGAAGATGATGTGTTAAAAAATAAAGTTGAATATTTTGTTCACTTTAAATTTTTGCCAGGTTTAGGTTTTTACGGCTTTGGTTTAACGCACATGATTGGTGGTCTTTCAAAAGCATCTACATCTATATTGAGGCAGTTAATTGATGCGGGTACCCTTGCCAACCTCCCTGCTGGGTTCAAGACAAGAGGTATTAGAATACGGGATGAGGACACCCCTATTCAGCCTGGAGAGTTTAGAGATGTAGATGCCCCTGGTGGATCTTTAAGAGAGTCAATACAACCATTACCTTTTAAAGAACCAAGCTCAACGCTTTTGTCTTTGCTCGGAGTTTTGGTTGATTCAGGTCAAAAATTTGCATCTATAGCTGAAATAAATACAGGTCAAGGCAATCCAAATGCACCTGTTGGCACAACTATGGCGTTGCTTGAAAGATCTACAAAAGTATTATCAGCAATTCATAAAAGAATGCACAACGCTCAAAGAAAAGAATTTAGATTACTAGCTTCTCTTTTTAAAGAATACTTGCCACCAGAATATCCTTATGCAATTGGTAATCAACCAGCACAAATAAAACTAGAAGACTTTAATGACCAAGTTGATATTTTTCCAGTCAGTAACCCAGATATTTTTAGCACATCTCAAAGAATAGCAATGGCTCAAGAGCAGTTGCAATTAGTGCAATCTAACCCACAAATACATGGACCGAATGGAATTTATGAAGTTTACAAAAGAATGTATGCAGCAATAGGTGTTGATAATACAGAACAAATATTACCGCCCCCTCCAAGTATGGAGCCTATGCCAATAGAGGCTGGTATAGAAAATAACTCTCTGTTAATGGGTCAACCAGCACAAGCATTTCCACAACAAAATCACGATGCTCATATTGCAATACACATGTCTTTGTTAAAAACTCCACCTGTTCAAATGAATGCTCAAGTCCAAGCTTTAATTCACGCTCACATAATGCAACATTTACAGATGAAAGCAGACTTATTAGCACAACAACAAATGCCTCCAGAAGCAAAAGCTCAGTACGAGCAATTAAATGCTCAAGCACAACAAGCTGATCCTATAACAGTTAATCAAATAATATCTCAAGCAAATGATATTCTTGCACAATTCTCATCTCCTATATTGGCTGAATTGGTTAATGAATACGCACAACAAGTTGCGTCACCTCAAGATGAAGATCCGTTAGTAAGCATTAGAAAACAAGAACTTGCACTAAAAGGTCAACAGCTAAACCAAGACCAAGAGCAGTTTAAAATAGATCAAGAAAGAAAAGCTCAAGAAGCTATGGTTAGATCTCAAATTGATGTTGAGAAGATTAATACTCAAGAAGATATTGCTAAAATGAAAGATGATACAACTCAAGATAGAATGGCTCAACAAAAAGAAATGCAACTAAGGGCTATGGCAAATAAAAATTCTTCTTAAAAAACTTGCAATATAAACCTATATACAACAAAATTAACAAATGATTAAACGTACACAACCAAAAAATCAAACAACTCCGAAAGTAATGAAAGACAAATGTTCTTATGGTAATAAAGGATCTGTTCCTTTAAAAACAAAGAAAGGAAGTTTTTCAGCCAACTCTTCGTCTACTCCAGGAATGGGTAAAGGCAAAGCTAGAGGTATGGGTGATGCCATATCTGGTGGTAAATTTTCTGGCGTTTATTAATGTCGATTATTTGGATACGTGAAAAGTATTTAAAAGAACTTAAACAAAGACAGGAAGATATAACAAATACTATCGTTTCTGGTGTTAAAAGTTTTGAACAATACCAACATCTGCTTGGACGTTACAGTTCTCTAGTTGAAGCAGAAAATTTATTTAGGGAACTGCTAGGAAAGGTGATAGAGGATGAAGAAGAGCAAGGTAATAGTTCCTGATCATATAGCGAAGGAAGTCGAAGAAAAATCAACAAAAAACGAAGAAAGTAAATCAGAAATTGATAAGGCTTTTGTTAGTGCAGAAGAAAGAGTTTTAGATCCAACATTAGTAGATGATAGTTTACTAGATAGAATGCCCTGCCCATCAGGGTGGAGAATACTAATACTTCCCTATAGAGGTAGGGGAGTTTCAAAAGGCGGTATTGTTTTAACCAAAGAATCAGTAGACAGAGAGGCATTAGCCTCTGTTGTTGCTTACGTTATAAAAATGGGTCCGTTGTGTTACAAAGATAAAGATAAGTTTGGGGAAATACCTTGGTGTCATGAAAAACAATGGGTATTAATTGGAAGGTACGCTGGAGCTCGCTTTAAGTTAGGCGATGATGCAGAGTGCCGTATTATCAACGATGATGAGGTTATCGCAACTATTAAAGATCCCGATGATATTGTCACGCTATAACTTGAGGAAATAATGGAACAACAAGTAAATAAAGTAGAAGAAGAAACTGTCGATCAAACTGAACAAGATGAGATTGTAGAAATAGAATCTACTGAATTAGACTCTATTGAAGAAAGTGAAATAGAGCAAGATTCTGATAAATTAGAAGACGCTTCTTCAAAAAATGAAGATGAGTTAGAAGATTATTCTGAAAAAGTTCAAAAAAGAATTGGTAACTTAACAAGAAGATTAAGAGAAGCTGAACGAGGCCAAGAATCTGCTTATGAGTATGCAAAAAGAATTAGAGAAGAAAACAAAGTTTTAAAAAACAAAACTTCTCATTTAGATAAATCTTATTTAGAAGAAGCTGAAACAAGATTAAAGTCTCAAAAAGCTCAAGCTATAGCAGCATTAAAGAATGCACATGAAGTTTCAGACTTTGACAAGGTGGCAAAAGCTCAAGACATTTTAGCTAAAATAGCAGTAGAAGAAAATAAAGTTGTTTCTTCTAAACAACAGCTAGACACAAGCCCTGTTGTTGAAGATGATGGTTTTGAACAAGCTTTCCAACCTCAATATACACCAGAGCCTGACCCAAAAAGCGAAAAATGGGCAGAATCTAATAAATGGTTTGGTGAAGATGAAACTATGACTTTAGCAGCTTTTAATATTCATAGAAAATTGGTAGAAGAAGAAAAGATTGATCCTACCTCAGATGAGTATTATACTGAAATAGATCGCAGAATACGTGGGGAATTTCCTCATAAATTTTCAGAAGGGCAAGAAGTAAAATCTAAGCCCCAACAAAAAGTAGCTTCTGCAAGTAGAGCTGATGGTAAAACTAGCAGCAAAAAACAAATTAGATTATCTCCTTCTGAAGTTCAGATGGCGAAAAGGCTTAACGTACCCCTAGAAGAGTACGCAAAATATGTTAAAAGGTAGACTTATGACAGAAAATAGTTCAAAATCAAAGAATAACAGGACAGATCGTTCTGCGGACACTCGAGCATCCTCAACCGCTCGCAAACCCTGGCGTCCCCCATCTATGTTGGAGACACCACCATCACCTGAAGGTTATACCTACAGGTGGATAAGAGCCGAAGTTGTCGGTCAAGAAGATAAAAAGAATGTAATGTCTAGATTACGTGAAGGTTTCGACCTAGTGCGAATTGAAGAGATTGGAGACTTTGAACTTCCTTCGATTGATGACGGAAAGCATGCTGGTGTTGTATCCGTGGGTGGTTTGCTTTTGGCAAAGATTCCAAATGAAACACGTGAAGAAAGAAACGCCTACTTTGCTGACCGTGCAAAATCGCAACAAGATGCGATTGATAATGATTTGATGAAGGAATCTGATCCAAGTTCTCCGATGTTAAAACCTCAGAGAACCTCAAGCGTAACTTTTGGCGGTGGTAAAAGAAGTTAATTTTTTTCTCACTAAACGTAATTTTTAATTAAAGGTAAATAAAATGGCAAATAAAGATGCTTCATTTGGTATGAGACCTGTCAAAATGATGGGTGGCTCACCTTGGACTGGTGGTACTAGTCGCTATAGAATTGCTGCAAATTACGGAACAGCTATTTACACAGGAGACATGGTAATGCAAGTTACTGGTGGTACTGTAGAAATACACGCTGACGGCGGAACTGTTCCTATTGTGGGAGTTTTTATGGGATGTCAGTACACCGATCCTACTTCGGGCGAGCAAGTATTTAGCGCATATTATCCAGCAAGTACAAATGCTTCGGATATTATCGCTTTTATAGTGGACGATCCTAATGTTGTATTTGAAATCCAAGCTGATGACACTTTCCCAATAGCAGACCTATTCGGAAATTTTGATATTGTTTATACAAACAGTTCAAGCACTCAGTCAGGACTTTCAGGTGCGGAATTAGACGTCACAACGGGTGCTACAACAGCTGGGTTGCCGCTTAAAGCAATTGATATATCAGAAGATCCTGATAATTCAGATATTGCTTCGGCGAACACAAATGTTTTAGTTGTTATTCAAAATCACATCTGCGGTCAAAAAGGCGCAGGTTTAGCGTAAGGAGTTAAATCATGGCTATAAATAGAGCTCAATTAGCGAAAGAATTAGAACCAGGATTGAACGCCCTCTTTGGGATGGAATATGCTCGTTATGATTCTGAACACGAAGAAATTTATGAAACTGAGTCTTCCGACAGAGCGTTTGAAGAAGAAGTAATGATCGTTGGCTTTGGGAATGCCCAAACAAAACAAGAAGGAGCTGGAGTATCGTTTGATAGCGCTACTGAAGGCTACACTTCTCGTTACAGCCACGAAACTGTTGCTTTAGCTTTTGCACTTACAGAAGAAGCAGTTGAAGATAACCTTTATGATAGACTTGGTTCAAGGTATACAAAAGCCTTGGCTAGATCTATGGCGAATACCAAGCAGGTCAAAGCTGCTGCAACATTAAACAATGCGTTTGATAGTAGCTTTACTGGTGGAGATGGGCAACCTCTCGTTTCTAACGCTCACCCTCTCGGTGGCGGTGGAACTTCCAGTAACAGACCTTCAACTTATGCCGACTTGAATGAGACTTCATTAGAAGATGCTCTTATTAATGTTTCAACTTTAGTTGATGACAGAAATTTGACAATTGCTCTTCAAGCGCAAAAGTTAATTATTCCACCAGCATTACAATTCGTTGCTGACAGACTATTGCAAAGCAATGGCCGTCCAGGTTCGTCTGACAATGACGTAAATGCTATGAAGAATATGGGTATGATCCCTCAAGGATATGTTGTTAACCATTATCTAACTGATACAGATGCTTGGTTCTTAAAAACAGACTGTCCTGATGGCTTTAAACACTTCCAAAGAAGTCCAATGACTACAGCCTTAGAAGGCGATTTCGATACTGGTAACATGCGTTACAAAGCTAGAGAAAGATACTCATTTGGATTTTCTAACTGGAGAGCTGTTTACGCTTCTGAAGGTATATAATCCAAATTTTTTTGGTAAAGGGAGCTTCGGCTCCCTTTTTTTGTTTAAAAATAAAATCTACAAAAAGCTACCTTTAGCGTGATTCTTGATGTAGAATTTGAGTAAACCGAGGTATATATATGAATACTGGTTTACACATGAGTATTAGCCTGGCTAACTCACCCTGTACTGGACGTTGTTCAACGTCTATGGCCCCCTTTGACGAAAGGTGTCAAGGCTGCGGGCGAAATATAGAAGAAATAAGAGATTGGGAAATGTACCCAGAGTTTAATAAAAAACTAATTAATGTAAAAAACTGGTTAGATGGTTATAATA